CTGCCGAACAACCCTTGAAGCACTATAGCTAGAAGTACCTTTTGCCATTGGCATCACCGCTTCCTGCTTGCTAGGGCTTCTTTTAACCGCTTTCTAAAGCGTTCTGCCACGCCATCTTTTCTGCCGAATACAACGCCTTCAACTGTCTCAGCATATGGGAACAGCGGTTGATATTGACCGCGCTTGCGGTACTTGGCAACCATCCTAATCTTCTGCCCACCCCTGCCACGATAGCTGCGACCATATCTTTCCCAGATGCCTTCGTTAGCTGCACCCTGCATTCCTTTTGGTATCCCGCTAAAATATTTGGCGCGGTCATTGATTAGTCTGTTGAACGTGCCGCGTGTAATGTTGCCAAACTTGTTTAGCTTTGTGTGCGTGGTCGGTATCATTAACGCTCTGTTCTTTGGGAAGCGTGTGCCGCCCGCAATCTGGAATTTCATATATTCTGCGCGTGCTGGGTCGATGAACACTTTGGCAGTTAGGTTCTGCTTATTGCTTTTCTCATAACGAAAGCCAGACTTTGTAAAGCCAGTTGCGCCACCCTCGAACACATCATCAGCACGTTCGCGCAAGGTCTTGCTGGCTGCTTGACGCGCAACGTCATTCAGTGCGCGGCTGGTCGCAAATGGTATCTGTTTCTTTTGAATATCATTCAAGCCGCGTGTAAGCTTCTTGATGTCTGCTTTTATGCTTATCTGCATTAGTGCTTTGTCTCGCTGTCCAGTTCCAATATGACGACTGTACCGTGGCAATCGCGTGCGTCAAAGATAATGCCATCGCATTCGGTGCAGTTGATCGTGCCACTGTTTGCCTCGACCGCCGCATATGTTGCCTTCCCGCATATGCCACAATCAACTTCTTCTTCAAAGAATAGCACATAATCCATTGCGTGACATTATCCGCAAAACAAAAGGCGGTCAATGCCGCCCTTTGCTTCCCTTCCTTATTGTGGTTCTGGGTTCTCTAAGGTTCCTTTGCCAAAACATACATCGCAATCATCTTGCACTTCGCTGCCACAAGGGTCATTGGCTCCGCGCTTGCCCACCCAATAAACAAGCCAGCCATCGCCCAGACATTCTGGGCATTCAATCTCATCCACCGAACCGCACCATTAAACTCCAGATGTTGTAATCATCTGTGATTGCGTTAGTGCCAAACGTAATGACCAGTGCGGTCACAAACAGCATTCCAATAGTATCCCTAACCATATCAAGCCCCCAATACGTTATGCCCGCGACCACGCAAGCATTTGTTTAGCATTTCAACGTAACCACCAAACTGCCATACAGACTGCGCTTGTTCGACAAGCTGGCGACATTCAACAAGGTCGCGCTGGTAAAGCTGCGCTTTATCACCGCTGACCCGCAGATCAGCGACCGGCGTATAAGAACAACCGGCCACCAATACTGCTATAACAAGAACGCGCCTCATTATGAAGCCGCTTTCATTTTACTGTTAATCTGCGCTACAAATTCATAAGCGTCAGTAATCAGGCTTAGCGGGTCATATCCAGCATCCTCACAATAACGAACGGCGCGAATTGCACAAAATGCCGCGTTATCCTCATTTTGCTGAGTTTGTGGACGCGATACATAATATCTGAAATCGTTATATTCAGAAATCATACTGATCATTAAATGATGATCTAATGTAGTTTTTTTTCTAGCCATTTTGCAATCTCCCGTTTGCTGTGATGGGCGGGGCTGTTAAGCCGCCGCCTGTAATTTAGAAGCAAGCACATCAAGCAAAGCTGCTTTTGTGTCAGCTTTTGCGATCTTTTTGTTTACTTTGCGGCCATTCAAAATTGCATATTCTGAAGTGTCAACGGCAAACCAGTTGATGCCCAACTTGCGAACCGCAATGTTTTCAAAGCCAACAACAACCCACTCTGCGGTATTGTTGCCAAAGCCGTTGCCATTCCATTCTGCGGCATTTGTTTTTGTAAGTTTGATCATTTTAAAACTCCCGTTTACTTGTTGATGACTTACCTTGCGCCTTTTCCAACACACTGTCAACACCTATTTACACTTTTTTACACATTATGAATATTTGTTGATAAAACGCTCAAGCTGACGCGCGTCATTCTGGTAATCAGGGTCATCTTCGTTTGCATTGCAGATGACTAGCCGGTTGTCGGCTTCGTTTAAGATGTGAGCGTCACTGTATTTTTCGTTAACCTCTGCAAAAACATCATCGGATGTCAGAATGCCATCTTCGACATCAATAACCTCAAACTGGTAAACAAGGCCATCACACTTGAATGCGTCTTTTACGATTTGTCTAATTTTAGTCATTTGCAACACTCCCGTTTTGCTATTGTTCTTATGTTATAGCACATCCTTTTACACCTGTCAACACCTTTTTACACATCAGCACCAACTTTTTTTAATTCGGCAATCACGTCTGGCCGGTTTTGCTTGTAATAGGTTCGCATTCCATCGGTCAGCCCTTTCCACTGTTCTGCCGTGACCATCTTGCGCTGTGGCGGTGTCCATTCGCTTGATTGCCCGTTAAAGGACTTAGAATGGCCTGTGACGCGCTTTGGATTCTTTTTGGCATCTCTTATGCACCAGTTCTGCCAGAACGCCGTCAGATCGACATATGCGGCTTTGTTGCCGTTCTGTTTATCCCATAGCCGGATTGCCTCTAACACTTCGGCTGCATCCAATCCCTTGCTTTGAGCAAACTGGCGATCAGCCTCATTAGGTTCCCAATCAACAACTTTAGTTTTCCCCTTATTTCTTTTTAACGGTTCTTTAATGGTTATGGGTGCATCTCCTGCAGGGGTGTCCTGCATCTGGTGCAGGGGTGCAAGATATGCAGGGGTGTACTCTGTTGACCTTCCCGACCGGTGATTTCGGATCAAAAAGCCAGCTTGTTCCAGCTTCTTTAACTTCGCCCGAACGGTGCGTTCCGCTGCGCCGGTAACGTGGCAGATATGCCCGACAGACGGCCAAGCAACGCCCCTTGCGTCATTATGGTGGTTCGCAACTACAATCAAAACCAGCTTTGCCAGCGGGTCTTGAACAGGCGCATCCATCGCCCAATCCAGTGCTTTAATGCTCATCGTGCAAAATCTCCAAAGTTAAAGCCGCATAACCGATAATGTCCAATAGGCTATCGGCGTGGCTGCATTCGCTGTTTGCAAGCCTTGACAGCTTCATAGCAATCATCATCGCGCCAAACTGCTCCGGCGTAACGTCTTTGCCGACCACCATTGACATCATCTGGCTGGTTTGCGTCCAGTTTTTACGCAGATCGCCATAAGACGCACCGCGTTCATTTAATATTTGCTGCACCTTTTCCAGTGCTTCAGATCGTTTCATTTAATTCCCTAACCATATGAAATTCGTTTATCGGCACTTCGGCCATCAACCCATAATCACGCTCTATGCCGCGATCCCGTCTGCCCCCGACTGTCGTGTGAAAATCCACCTTAAAGCTGCAAGCCCCAATCCAGTCAGTCCAGCGCACTATCAAGAAAGTCGGTATGCCGGTTTCAAAAGCAACCTGTCTGGCATACATCATTTTGTGCAAATGGATTAGTGACGTTTTAAACCTATCACGCGGGAAAGTCCGGCACTTGACTTCGGCAAATGCTTCGATCTTGCCTTGCCTAGTTAGTGCAAAATCAAGCTGGCAATACTGTGGCAGTTTCACCGGTTCGCATTTCCAAGCTGTGCCGATTTCAGCAATCGTCAGCATTTCCATTTTCAGATTGTGTTCGGTTTCCAAAATCCACTCCTTTTGTTATCAGCTTGCAAACAGGGCAAACCCACTTGTCCGGCTCGATTTCGACAAAGCTGCGGCATTTCGGGCAACGCCCTTGCTCATAAAGTTTTTTAAATTCGCCATCACCCTTTTGGATCATTGAAATAGCCCCTTGGAAAAAACGGTATGACGTTTTCACGGCTTTTTGTGTGCGAAATAAAATCGGCGCGGATCACGCCCAATGGCTCAACGCCGTTATCGCTGTTGCGCGGCAATACCCGCACTTCAACGCCCGTTTTGCTTTTGAAGATTTCAACCGTCAAATCTTTAACGTCAATCCAAGTTTCGCTGGAAATCATAACATATTCGCGGTCGCCCACTGTGTCCATATTACGCCCCATTTGCTAAAATCTCCCTTATGACATAACAAGCTGTGTCAATGTCCATTTCGCACGCCATACGCCAATCGTGCTGTTCTCCAATGTCACCGGCTGGCACATATTCAGCCAGTAAGGTCAACGCTTGCACCGGCATCCGCACGCGGGTTTTTTGCCGGTCAAGCCTATAACAAAGCATCGGCATCTTGCCATCGCCAGCAATAGCGGCAGCGGTGCAAACTTGATCCCACCAATCACCCGACACGCCGGATTTGTATCGCTTGCATTCTATCACAAATGGAAAGTTGCAATCTTCGGTGCGTAAATCACCCAAATGCTTTTCCCGCGTTTGATCAAGTTCACGCACAAAATTCAGCCCAAGCTGTTGAAACAACTCATTTGCAATTTCGTATTCGTAACCGCGACCTTTTGATCTTGATTTTGATCCAGACATATCTGCCCTCCAATTTCGCCTAGCATTGCCCATCAGCCCCTAATCTGTAAAGCAAAAAAATAGCTGTTGCCATTTGGGAACGATCTGGGCTAGGGTGTTGCTATGAAAAAACGGGAAATCAGTGAACCTTGGCAAACCGCTGGGTTTAGCCATTTGTCGGCCAGTCAGCTTTTGCGATCACCGGCCAAGTGGATATTCGATTATCTGCATCTAACAAGAGAACAGCGGCAAGAAATTGGCGTTGGTGAACGTGCGGCCATCGGAACCAGCGTGCATACTGCGGTTCAATCTATTGTGTGCCACGGGGCTGATATTGATGAAGCCATTGAAGCCGCGCAGATAGCGTTCGACTTTCATCCAGCGGATGAAGATGATGTGCTGCGTGTGAAATTTCGTGAAGTCATACCGGCAATGGTTCATCAAGGCGTGAATATTTGTGTAGAAAACGGGTTTACCGGCGCGATTGATGAAGAACGCATTGATTGCTGGTTGGATGATGTGAACGTGCCGATCCTTGGTTTTGTCGATTTGCTTGTTGAAGGGTCGATGTTTGCCGAAATGAAAACCAAAGCACCGCGCAAAACCAAGCTGTTGAAAGACGGGTCGCAGGGCTGGGCAAAAGCGACACTCCCTAAAAAGCCGGAGTTTGCCCACATATGCCAGTCCGCTATTTACTGGCACGCGCTGCGCGTCACGCCGTCAATCATCTACATTGCAGAACACGATGCGGTCATCTTTAACGCTTATAACTGTGAAGAATTGCAAGCAGACGGCATTAATCACGCGCTGAACGAAATGCGCCAAAAAGCCTTGATCCGGCAAAACCTGTTGACCGTTAGCACTGATCCAAAAGTGCTGGCATCTATCACCGATCCCGATTGGGGTCATATGTATCAGTGGAAAATGAAAACCGAATGGCTTGAAAGGGCAAAAGACCTATGGAAAATATGAAATTGAATAGTGCGCTAAACGATTTCCGCAAGGCGGCAACGGTTGGCAAGTCTGGTAAAAACCCGATGTTTAAAAGCCAATATAGTACGCTTGGGGATGTTCTGACTGCGTTGAACGGCATTGCTGATTACGGGCTTTCGTTCCAACAGTTCTTTAGTGACGACTGCATCGTGACGGTTGTGGCGCACGTTGAAACTGGCGAACAGTTCACCAGTGCGATACCGGTGCGGCCAGAAAAGAACACGCCGCAGTCATACATAAGTTGCGTGACATATCTGCGCCGCGCAAGTTTGATGACGATGTTTGGATTGAATGCCGATGACGATGATGGTAATCTCGCAAGCGGTGGTGGCGCGTTTCCCTCCCGTTCGCAGCCTAAACCAAAGGCACCGGCTGTCGCATCCACTCCGGCAGTCGGTGCCGCCACTTCATCTGTATTA